TCTATGAGTATTGAAAACTGTTGTATATGTGGTGAGAACATGGCTAAGAAAGCACATGATCCAAGTTGGACACTAGGTAATAACGCAGAGGGGACTAACCCTAGTGAATGGCGGTTTAAACATGGTCAATGTTGTGATGACTGCAACAAACACGTCGTCCTACCAGAAAGATTTATGAAATACATTACTTTAAAAGGAGAACAACTATGATAAAAAAGAAAACCATGAATTACAATCAAGCTAGAGATTATGTGTACGCAAGTATTCTAACCCCTAGACTTGAGCATCAAGAGTATTCCCCAGTAGCTATTATTCTTATTGGGCTTATGGGTAGTGCCAAGACTGCCCTGCTTAAAGAAGTATCTAACATACTTGTGACAAAGCACGGCTATCTTATGTCTGCATTTGATCTCTCTGTTAGTAACGCAGCTAGTATATCTGGCCCTGCTGTTAACAAAGAAACAGGGCAGTGGGACGAAGTACCCAACAAGCAGACCAAAGTATCAAACACTAATTGCTATGGTGTAGAGGGATCGAAACCTATCGTTGTTACTCGTGAAGAAGTAGGTAAAGCTGACCTGCCTTTCATACGAGCGTTTGCCAGAGAATCATACGACAAGATGGCAGGCTCAATGCAATACCCAGAGAACAGTGCTTTTCTGGGTACATCAAACCTAGCATCAGAAGAGTTGGGAGATTCTATACCTGCTAATCTTAAGAATCGTGTTTGTATTATTGAGATATCGGCTGATGCTAATGTATCACTACAGTATGCTATCTCTATGAAGTGGGAGTCTGAGTTGATTGCAACCATGAGCTTTGTCAAAGATGAATTGTTTGCATCGCCTAGCGACTACGATCCCGGCGGTAAGTTCTCACACCTAGACATTGAGAAGAACCCTTACAAATCTACTCAAGCTCAAGCAGAACAGGTAGCTACCATGCGATCTCTTGAGCAAGCTAACCACGAGCTAAGAACATACAAGGCACAGACACTGATTGATGATGTACCCAACCCTGTGTATCAGGACTTGTATCTATTGGAGGTTGCACTCTATGGTTCAGTCGGTAGTCATTTTACTGAGCAGTTGGTTCAGACCATACGGCATGGTAAAGACATGGTATCTCTTGATGACATACGTAAAGACCCAGAGACAGCGAAAGTATCTACTGGCAATTTGATTACACATCACATTATCATCATGCAGATGCTCAACAATACTCAGACACCTGATGATGCGTATGCTTTCCTGCGTTACTCTAAGCGTTTGCATGATAGTGCAACAGCTTTGTTTGTGTCATACATCAATGACAGACATGGAACATCTACTGCTTCGGCATGGTACACAGGTGGCCCATGTGCCACACTGTGGCGTGAGTTAGTAGAGAAGTTCATTACCTGTATTCCAACTAACTAAAGGAGACAACATGAGTATAGTAACTATCCAAGAAGATATATCAAATGCAGTGAACATGAATCAGATTGAGATTCAAAAGCATCCGGTATTTTCTTCTGTGTTATACGTTCAATGCCCGTTCGTTGGTAGATTTATTTTTACTGATAGTGTGGAGACTGCTGCCACTGACGGCATGAACGTGTTAATCAATCCTTCATTCTTTCTCAAACAAAATCCAAAACAACGACGCTACATTCTACTACATGAGGATTGGCATAAGATCAAGTTAGATACACATCCCATGTACGCAGCGTACGTCGCTCAGTATGGACACAAGATTGTAAACATTGCTCAGGACTTTTCTAACAACTCTGATCTTCGGTTGATGGACAAAGACTTTGGTACACGCAATGCGTTCATTGAGTACCCTGACGTAGGTGAGGGACGATCTGTGTTGGATGACCCTAGATATGATGGCATGTCGTTTCAAGAAATCATACTAGCGTTCACCAAGAAAGATGATGACACTAAGAACAAGATCGACCCAGAGACAGGGGATCTTATCAATCAGGATACAGGAGAAAAAGTTGAGAGCTACGATCAACATGATCCATTACCTGTAGATGCTGATGATGTAGAAAGCATACAAGCTCACGCAGAGAATATTCAAAATGCTGCGGCTGATGGTGAGATGATGAGTTCTCGTATGAAACGTAGTGCAGGGCTAGATGAAACAGGCAGTCCGTTATCTTATGCCTTGCGTAAACGTCCTGTTGATTACAAGTCTATGATTCTTGAGTTCATGCAAGAGACAACAAAGGGATATGATCGTGAAACATATTTACCTAGTGATGTTTTGTTTCAAGATCACATCATGCCTACTTACTACAATGAAGCTGCTGCAAACATTGGTATCTTCTGTGACTCATCAGGATCTATGGCTGACATCATGGGTATTGTAGTAGGCCAAGTAGAAAACATCTGTAAACAAATCCCTGCCAAAAAGATTCAGGTTCTATGGTGGGATGACAGTGTTGAGAAACAGCAAGAGTTCAAGGCAGGTAAGTTTCAAGATGTTGTATCAGATTTAGAACCAACAGGTGGGGGCGGTACTAACCCATGCTGTGTAGTAGATTACGTCAAGCTCAAGCAGTATAAGTTTGATGCAGTAATTTGGATAACTGATGGGTACTTTTATCACATGCCGGATCAGTTAGCCAAACGTGTCCTGTGGTGTGTGATTGACAATTCAAGATTCAAAGCACCGCATGGCAAAGTAGTACACATTAAATCTTAATAAGAAAGGAATCAACTATGTTAACAAACACAAATGACTTCGACGCAGTAACAACCAACCCATCAACCGACGTAGAACAATCTGTTCCACAGAGTACACCACAGAACACTGAGTACAAGTTACACAATTACTTTTCTATCATTCAGTTTAGTGAGAGGTGCCCACAGTACACACGCAAAGACAGTACAGAAACAGCAAAGGTCGTGCGTGATACTGGTGCTAAGGATGACGCGGCGATTGTTACCAAGCGATTGTTCTGTAGTGATACAGCCCAGAAGTATCTATCAAAGATAAAGGAGGTCAACAAGAAAGCTAAGGAGCTTGTTGCTAATACAGGTGTTCCGTTTGCATTCAAGGGACAGCAGCTTATTCCAAACACAGAGATCATCAATGTGGAGCAGCAGTTTGTTGCGTTGCAATCAGAGTATTTTGCAGCAGTGACTGATCTGGTAGACGCGTACCCTACCATTCGTGCAGAAGCAGCCGTTGATCTAGGCTCTATGTTTGATGCAGTAAAGTTTCCGTCTGAGTCCAGAGTTCGTGGTGACTTTGCTTTTGATTACAAGATTCTTCCGATTGCCCCGGACAATCCTTTGTCAGAGTGTGAGACAGAGAACCAGAGAATCGTAGCGCAGAGTCAGAAACGTATGATGCAACAGGTGATAGACGACAACAGTGCTAGAGTTCGTAAGCATATCAAGGGTGAGTTAGATCGTATCATTGACCAGTTCACACCACACAAGGATGACAAAGCAAAGCAAAAGAAAATATCGCAGTCACTGTTGACTAACAGTAGAGCGCACTGCGAGACTATTCAAAAGTTTTCTGTGTTGTTTGAGCAAGACCCTGAGATATTCAAGTTGCAAGCTAGTGTACTTACTTTGTTGGACAAGATGGAGAAGTATGCAGGCACTAAGGTGGACAAGAAAACTGGTGAGCTTACGCTTGATGGACTCAAGGGTGAAGATGGTTTGGGCGCACGTAACGTATTGAAGATCGAAGCTACTAAGATTCGTGACGCTTTTAGTTTCTAAGAAAGGAGTACACATGACCGGAATAAACAAGCAAGACAAGCAGGCCACTATACCAAAAGACAAACAGGTGTTGTATGACACCTGCTTTGTTCAAGCTAATGGGTGGCTAAAGTTTAATCAAGTTTTACACAAGCATTGGCTAAGCCAACAACCAAAAGAAAAGGAGAACAGCAATGGATGAAGATATGGGAACAGGGGATATCCTAGAAGACGTGAGAACAGGGAGGGTGAAAATAGGCAGTGAGAGGTTTAATTCACATCTCCATGATGTACTTAGACAAGATCTTCTTGGGGATTGGAATTTTGAAGTAATCATAGAATCGGATGACGACTACGATTACATAACTATTAGCGTGCCAAAAGAAAAGGAGAACAACAATGGGTAAAAGATTAACAGGTGAACGACTACGCAAACAACTAGTTAAACGTGGTGTCAATGAGTACGTTATAGAACAGCGTGTAGTTGAAAGTCGTAAGGCAGGCAGTGCTAAACGTGCTAACAATATGCGAGATGTTGTGTGGCAGCGTCTGTATGGAGATAGATGGGCAGCCATTGTTAAAACTTTGACAGCCATAAAGAAAAGTTGTTACTACGAAATTGCATCTTGGAAGATGAGTGATATCATCAACGCCCCTACTACTGAGTACGCAACTTTATTATGTGGTGCGTTGAAGTTTCATCTTCGCAAGTTACAGGAGATAAAGAAACAATGGAAGCCCCTCAAAGATCACGACGACTACTTACTACATGTAGCATTGGATGTGTTTAGAGATGAGGAATTAAACGTAGCGCACATGCGACTTTGTAAGTATGAACAGAACAGACTACGCGAGCCTAGAAAAAACAAGGTAGGGTTGCTGTTACTAAGTGACATGGCTACAAGCCCGAAGTATAGACAAGCGAGGGAGGATTTATATGTCAAGAATGAGAGCGTATCTACACGCACGTAACGTGCAAAAGAAAGAAAAGTATTTCACTAAGAAGAGACAAGAGCGTGTTCAACAAGGACGAGTGTGGAAGCGCAACCAACGTCAAAGAAAAGGAGAGTGAACTGAGTGCGTACGCGAGAGAACAGCCTAGTAAACTGTTCTCTTGCGGTCTGTTTATATTACGATTACAATTAAGTTTAACTATAAGAAAGGAGAACTTATGCGACCGATTAAGGTTCTTGAATTACAAAACAAACACGAGGTAGATTTAATAGCTACCTGTGTGCTTGATGTACTGAGTGATTTCAAAGGCTCAGTGTCCACACAAACGCTGGTAGATGAGTGTAGTCAGGACGGCGTGTCCTCTCCTGCTACTACCAATAGAAAAATTAGTTTATTAAAAGGTAAGAAGTTTATTGACAGTAAGTTTATAAAAGATAAACGCCAGATACTAATTAAAGTTTCTTCTATTGGAATGAACTATCTAAAAGAATGGGAGAAAAATCATGCGTGAAAAATCAAAGCTAAGAGATAAAATTCTAGCACATATCGTTGCGAACCCTAAAACAGAGGGGTATGTTCCAACGTTCTTCGCAGGGAGATTTAAACGTGACGCACATTACTGTAGGCATTTGCTATTAGAACTAGCAGAACAAGGCAAAGTAATTAAACGAACTGGTAAAGCAAAGAACAATAAACTATGTTATAGGTTTTTTTCTACAGGTCAGGACTTTGGGGCTGTTGGTATGAACAACTTTGTTAGCCCTTCTATATTTTCTAACAATAATGTAGAACCTAATCCTGAATCTATAATTAATTCTAAGGCTTGGAAAAACTTTGTGAAAGGAACACGCATACATTATCTAATGGGGGAATCATCAAAGATAGCAGCCGATAATTTTTTAAGAAAGGTACTCAAATGACACATATAGTATCTTTTGTTTTTGGAGCATTGCTTATTTTATTTTTTATGGAAATGAATGTAGGGCAAATGAAATCTTATTGGCAGCACGCATATCAAGTGGGTCGTGATGATGGGTACACACTAGGCAAAGCTGAGTTTGATATTACACATGAAGAACTTGAAGCAAAATGTATGTTTCTTTACGCAGATGAGTATAGACGATGACAGATATAAAAAAATGGTGTCAGTCTTGTCAACAGTATAAGAGTCCTGATATAGGTAAGTATATTGTTAGGGGTAGGGTAAAGCGTTTTCAGTGTAATAGTTGTATTGATCGTACATCTAAATCTTACTTAAAGAGGAGTGCTTAGTGACTGAATTAATTAAAATGGATGGGTTAGACAAAGCCCTCATTGGTCGATCTTGCATTTGGGATTCTTCTGGTAGGCAAGAAGATCGTCTTATATATTCTGGCGAAAAGATTGTTGCCATACTCATAGCACGAGATGGTATGACTGCTGAAGAAGCGCTTGAGTATATTGAATTTAATATAGAGGGTGCGTATGTGGGAGAACAAACCCCATGTGTAATGTGGTCACAATTCATGGACGACTTGGAAAGTGACTACGATATTTACGGCACAGAAAAACCAAAGAAATGATTCAACCAAGAATTTATTGCAAAACTTGTAATGAATTTAAGTTGATTGGGTATTACGGTGGACGTAATAAAAGTGGTTGGATGTGTAAACAATGCCATAACAAAGAAAGGAATAAAATAAATGAACGAGAAGATCGCAGGGAAGTTTAAAGATAGTATAGGTGGCGCACTAGACAAAGCAGATAAAGATAATGCTGAAACATTAAGTGATGCTGCTCGACAACTTGAGTTAGATTTTGGGATATCTCAAAAAGAACAATCAGGTTTAAACATATCTCCAGTAACTCAACCTGCAGTTAAATCTATTCTAGTAGCTACGCCTATGTATGGTGGTATGTGTACAGGGCATTACACTATTGCGTTGATGAACTCTATTAACACACTCAAGGGTTTACAGGTAGAGACTTTGTTAGCAAGCCTAATGAATGAGTCTTTAATACCTCGTGCGAGAAACGAATTAGTTAGATTGTTTTTGAACGAAACAAAATGTTCTCACATAATGTTTATAGATGCTGACATGTATTTTAACGATCAGGCCATTGCTACTTTATACAAAGCAGATAAGGGTGTAGCTTGTGGTATCTACCCAAAGAAAGAACTAGATTGGGACAAAGTTTCTACGGCTGCGAACAAGGGCAAAGCTGACTTACCTAATCACTCATCGTCATTTGTATTAAACCTACCGCATGGTGTCAAGAAAGTAGAGCCTGATGCTGATGGTATGGTGGAGGTACGACATGGTGGCACAGGATTTATGCTTATTAAAAGAGAAGTGTTTGAGAAGTTAGCACCACATGTTCCTGAGTACAGGGCATCGACAAAACAAAACGAAAAGGGAGAGTTTGTTAGACCCCTTGTAAAACAATTCTTTGACACAAGCATTGATGAGACAGGCTGTTTATTATCTGAGGATTATCATTTCTGTGCTTTGTGGAGAAAGCATGGTGGGAAAGTGTATGCGAGTACAAAACTTAAATTTAATCACATAGGTACACATATATTTGGAGGGAGTATTGAATAATGTTTAATAAAAAAGAACCGGGTACAACAGATACACAGGTGGGTGGCACACATTATAAAGATATGGGTAACGCGCAGCCGTGGGAAGTTTTAAGTAAGTGGTTAAGTCCTACACAATTTAAAGGGTACTTGTTAGGAGAAGCTATTGCGTATCTTGCACGAGTAAATATAAAAGATACTCCCGGCAAGGGGGGTCTACAAGATATTAAGAAAGCACATCATACTCTCACGCACTTAATAGAACAGTTAGAAAAGTGACACCAGAAAAAAAAGTAAAGAATAAAGTTGTAAAGATTTTAAAAGAATTAGGGGCGTACTATTTCTACCCTGTACAGACTGGGTATGGAAGAGCAGGTATCCCTGATATTGTTGGATGCTATCGAAGTCATTTCTTTGGCATCGAATGTAAGGCCGGTAAAAATAAAGCTACAAGTTTGCAGCTTGTTGAGTTAGAAAAGATACGAGATGCAGAGGGTATAGCAATAATTATTAATGAGGAGAACGTGAATGAAACAGCGAGACTTATTAAAGGAGAGTAAATGAGTGCGCCGTTTGAGCGCATACTAGTTATTGATTTTGAAACTAGGTGGGATAAAAAAGACTACACACTAAGAAAACTTACAACAGAAGAATACATTCGACATGAGAAGTTTAAAGCCTTTGGTGTAGGCTATCGGTACTACGGAGAAGATGAGGTAACTTGGGTATCTGAAAAAGATTTGCCTGAGTTCTTTGACTCTATACCGTGGGATACGACTGCAGTGTTGGCACACAACGCACAGTTTGATGTATCTATTCTGTCGTGGGTGTATGGACACACACCTTGTTTTATATTTGATTCACTGTCAATGGCTCGTGCGCTGCGAGGGCTAGAAGCAGGCAACAGTTTGATGCAGCTTGCCAAAGAGTTTGGCTTACCTCCGAAAGGTGATGCGGTTCATAGCACTGACGGGCTAGAATTTTTAACTCCTGAAATAGAACAAGAGCTTAGTGATTACTGCAAGCATGATGTTGTGCTATGTGAAGAAGTATTTAATCGCTTGTATAAAGGCTACCCTAAGAAAGAGTTAAAGCTAATTGACATGACATTAAAAATGTTTGTCAATCCAGTGTTACAGTTAGACAGCGATATGTTACAGGTTGCTCTGGAAGAGGAGCAGCAAAAGAGAAAGTCTTTGTTAGCTAAACTTAATGTAGAAGAAAAAGATTTAGCTAGTAACGATAAGTTTGCAGAGGTGCTACGGAGTATGAGTATCAAACCTCCGACAAAGATTAGTGTGCAGACAGGTAAAGAAGCATACGCATTTGCAAAGAACGATGCACTATTTCAACAGCTTTTAAATTCTACCAATGAAGACATAGCTTCTTTATGTCAGGCTAGGCTGGCTGTTAAGTCTACACTGGAGCGCACCAGAGCGCAGAGGTTCTTGGATATATCTAAGCGAGGAGCATTACCTGTACCTCTTAACTATTATGGAGCGCACACTGGGAGATGGTCAGCTAGTAAAGGATCAGGTTTAAACTTACAGAACTTAAAACGAGGTTCGTTCCTACGTAGTTCTATCATGGCCCCAAAAGATTCTATGCTTATAGTATGTGATCTATCACAGATTGAACCTCGTATCCTAGCGCACCTGACAGATGACTACAACATGCTTGATATATTTTCAAGAGGTGGAGATCCTTACGCAGCGTTCGGGGCAAGGATGTTTAACATTCCCGGCATGACAAAGAAGACTCACCCTGAGTTACGGCAGTCAGCTAAGTCAGCATTACTAGGCGCAGGGTATGGGCTAGGGTGGTCAGCTTTTGCTGCTCAGTTATTAACAGGGTTTCTAGGGGCGCCTCCTCTCAGATACACAGAAGAAGATGCTTACAAGTTAGGGGTAACGACAGAAGATGTGTATGACTTTCTTGATATGGAAGATACAAAGCAAAGACTTAGTGATATAGCGTGTACCTGTACAAAGAAAGAATTAATCATACACGCTGTGACTGCTAAAAAGATTATAGATAAGTATCGGGAGGCCGCAGCACCTGTTAAAAGTTTTTGGAGATGGTGCGGTGATCGTATTGATGACTCCTTGTCTGATGATGGGAATGACTTTAATAAAGGTAAGGTGTATACTTATAAATGTTTACAAGTGCAGTACGAAAAAGTAGTATTGCCAAGCGGTCTGTGTTTACGTTATCCTAATTTAAGACCGGATAAAGATGACAAAGGTCGTTTGCAGTGGGTGTACGGTGAGAAGAAGAAACGATTGTACGGTGGTAAGTTAACCGAGAATATAGTTCAAGCCGTTGCTCGATGTGTTATGACAGATGGAATGCTACGAATACAAAAGAGGTATTCGTGTGTGTTAACTGTGCATGACGAAGTTGTATGTGTTGTACCAAAGGTGGAGGAAGAAGAAGCGAAAACTTGGGTTTTGGCTCAGATGACTATGGAGCCAAAGTATTTGCCGGACATTCCTCTTGACGCTGATGTTGATTCAGCACTTAGATATGGAGATGCAAAATGAGAATACCAAAAAAAGTAAAGGTAGGTAGAACTAACTACAGAATATACACATTAAAAGTTGGTTGGATGGATAAAGTTGGAGCAATGGGAGAAATTGATTACGATACTAAAGAGATCACCATTGCAGCACGTAGTAGTAGAAAGCCACACAGAAAGTTTTCTAAGGAAGAAATAGCTGATACATTTTGGCATGAGATTACTCACGCTATTCTTAAAGATATGGACTCGAAGCTGCATGCCAACGAATCATTTGTGACTAAGTTTGCAAACAGACTTACAACAGTAATTAGCACAGCAAAGTTCTGATGGAGCAGAAGATACGCTGGTCACATTCATCATTAAAAGATTATGAGGGGTGCGCTCGTAGGCACTATGAAGTAAAGGTATTAAAAAATTACCCGTTCATAGAAACTAAACAAGTTATCTACGGAAAAGAATTTCATACAGCCGCAGAAAACTTTGCTAAAGATAACACCCCACTACCAAAACAATTTTCTTTTTCTCAACAGTTACTAGACTCTCTTCTTAAAAAGGATGGAAGGAAGTTTCCTGAGTATGAGATGGGAGTAACAAAAAACATATCCCCATGTAGTTTCAATGACAAGGATGCGTGGGTGAGAGGAATTATTGATTTACTAATTGTTGATGATGAGAACTTTACAGCGTGGGTGTTTGATTATAAAACAGGGAATGACAAATACCCTGACATAGATCAATTAAAGTTAATGTCTTTGTTAACATTTGCACACTTTCCCCACGTTAAAGAAATAAAAGCAGCGTTACTTTTTGTAGTTAAAAACAGTATTGTAAAACATAAAGTTACAGTAGCTGATAGAGATAAGTTGTGGTGGGAGTACCGGGAGAGAGTTGCAAAACTTGAAGCATCTTATGCGAACGATGTTTGGAATCCCACGCAGACACCCTTATGTAATTGGTGTCCTGTCAGTAGTTGTGAGTTTAATCCAAGACATTAGTTGAAAGGAGACTAAATGGAAATTGTAGATAACAAGGCGTTGTTACTACGCACACGCAGTCCAGACAAGTACAACATAATACCCTGCAGTAAAGTTTTATCAGAAGAAAATGGTATTAGTTTAGTTGCTGTACGGTGGGGCTTAGAAGAAGTAAGAGTATTAAAAAATTTAGGAGTAAGAGAAGTACCTTCCCCTATCAACGCAAAGTACCCATGGCCCGGACGATTTGTTCCAATGGAACATCAGAAAGAAACATCTTCGTTTCTAACATTAAATAATAGATCGTTTGTATTCTCAGAACCCGGCACTGGTAAAACATTATCAGCGTTGTGGGCAGCAGATTACTTGATGAAAACTAAAAAGGTTAGGCGCTGTTTAATCTTATGTCCTGTATCTATTATGCACAGTGCGTGGATGAGTGATCTTACTAATAGTATTATTCACCGCAGTGCAATAGTAGCGCATCATCAAAAAGCATCGCGTCGTGTAGAGATGGTGCAGGGAGATTATGAGTTTGTCATTATTAATTATGATGGATTAAATCTTGTAGCCGATGAGATCAACGCCAATGGTAAGTTTGATTTAGTAATTGCTGATGAAGCCAATGCTTACAAGAACGTATCAACTAAACGTTGGAAGTCTTTGAACAAGATACTAAGGCCAGATACTTTATTGTGGATGATGACAGGTACACCTGCAGCACAATCTCCTCTTGATGCGTATGGTCTGGCAAAGCTAGTTAATCCAAAAGCTATACCAAGATTCTTCACAGCGTGGAGAGATTTAACCATGAACAAAATAACAATGTTCAAGTGGCTCCCCAAGAAAGATGCACAAGATAATGTTCATCGTGTGCTACAACCTGCTATCCGATTTACGAAGCAACAGTGCTTAGACTTACCCCCTGTAATAACTTTGACTAGAGCAGCTAAGTTAACAGCGCAACAACAAAAGTATTATTTAATGTTGAAGCAAGAGATGATTGTTAAAGCTGCTGGAGAAACAATCAGTGCTGTCAACGCAGCCACTGAGGTTAACAAGCTACTACAAATTAGTGCAGGTGCAGCATACGCTGACAACGGAGAAGTAGTTGAGTTTGATTGTAGCTCTCGACTAAATGTTTTGATGGAAGCGTTAGAGGAAACAGATAGAAAGGTCTTAGTGTTTGCTACTTACAGGCACAGTATAGATACTATTGTTTCTTATTTAGAATCAAAAAATATATCGTGTAAAAAAATTGATGGATCAGTTAGCGTATCTAAACGCACACAGATATTTAAAAACTTTCAAACTACAAGTGACCCTAGAGTTTTGGTAATACAACCACAGTCTGCAGCACACGGTGTCACACTTACTGCAGCAGACACTGTTGTATTTTGGGGGCCAGTTATGTCTACTGAAACCTACATTCAATGCTGTGCTAGATCAGATCGTAAAGGTCAGGATAGCGACAAGGTAACAGTAATACATATCGAAGGCAGTGACATAGAGCGTAAGATGTTTAAGCGCTTGGCTTCACGAGTAAAGAACAATAATTTATTAGTTGAACTATATGAGGAGGAAATAAAAACGCTTGACAAAAAGTAAAATATTTGACAAACTTTTTCTTTAAAGGAGATTCTGATGACTACAGAAAATACAGTACCACTCGACAAACTTGCGGCTTGTCGTAGAAAAATTAAAGCTAAGATTCAAGAGATTGATAAGGATGCTGAGAATAAAAAGAAGTCTTTACAAGACAAACTAACTTTACTCGATCAAGGTATTAAAGATCAGATGTTAGCGTTAGGAGTTAAGAGTGTAAAGACTGAGCAAGGCACTATCATTCTTAGTGAGAAGACAACGTATGCTACGAATGACTGGGCAGAGATGGACAAGTTTGTTGTAGAGAATGCAGTGCCTAGTTTGTTGCAGCGCCGCATCTCGCAAACAAACATTCAACAGTACCTACTTGAGAACCCTGACAATATTCCTGCTGGGTTGTATAGCAATACTAACTATCAAGT